CTTCAAGGGTGGAAACACGCCCATCAAGGATGGATTCGCAGAGGTCTTGGACGGCCCGACCGGCTTCTTGCTCATCAAGCGCGATGTCTTCACCAAGATGCACGCGTATTACCCCGAGCTGAACTGCGTGAATGATCACCAGAACAAAGACCTGGATGAGTATGTCGCCGTCTTCGATTGCATGATTGACCCCGTGAACCGCCGGTACCTTTCGGAGGACTACGCCTTCTGCCGGCGTTGGCAGCAGATGGGCGGCCAGATTTTCGCGGACGTGATGACGACCCTGGGTCACGTGGGCAACATTCGTTTCCAAGGAAAGCTCGAGGAGAGGCTTAAGGATGCGGTGAGTGTGTAAGGTATGGCTGAGGTTGGTTACATATATCTACTGATGACAGCCGATGGTGTTTATAAGACTGGAAAAACTAAACAAGAGAGGTCTAGTAGAATAAATAGGCTCACGCAATATCCTGCAGATATTACTGTTATACTCGTACGCAAGTGCCCAATTGAGAATGTAGATGAGACTGAAAAACTTATTCTCTCGTACTTCGCAAGTCAGTTTACCAGACATGCGCGAGGGACTGAATATTTTACTGGAAATGAAGATAGTATGGTTAAAGTTATTAATTCAATTGTTGACGGTAACTTTGAAATTCTTGAAACTGAGAAGGTGCCTGTACTCAAAGTACATAACAAGAGTCCTCTTCAGATAGCGAACATGTATAAAGCGCGTGCGAAGAAGGCTGAAATGGACGAGAAGAGACAAAGGGAAAGGGAGCAGAAAAAGCTCGAGGGTCTCCTTACGCAAGTTTATGAGACTTTTTCTAAAGTCTATCCGGGAAGGGAAATAATTATTAAATAAGAGAACGCAACTTAAAACCTAGCCACCCCAACTCTTCAATGGGCTTCTCAGTGCTGCATTTGGTTTGTGTGACCAAGAACAAGTCCATCAGTTCAACGACGCTCCACACTCTCATGAATATCCACGTCGGATGCATGCAACGCGGAATTCATATCGAAATTCACTTTATTGCAGACAAGACGACCCTTCCCAAGCTCATCCGGAATGGCGAGCGCATCTTCTTCATGGATTACGGAACGAATCTGAATAACGAGATCCTTCACACGGTTTTCGAGTCTTTCACCGATGGCATTGAGATGCTCGTGTATCCGGCCGTCAAGGAGGGCATCAATTGGGAGCAGTTTGTTGAGAAGACCAAGGCGGATTCGAAGGAGAATGCCGGTCAGCGAGGCCTCGAGTTTGACACGGTCGCGGGCAAGAAGATTCGCGACGGTCTCTACGAGTGCGAGAAGACTGCGGCGCGCGTCTGGGTCATGGACGCGCGGCCCATCGACAAGCGGCTCCGGGGCGGCGAGACCCTCGTTCAACTCCCGGTCACAAATGACGGTATTATGTTTGCACGGCTTCAGCAGATTGGCGTGAAAATTGGGGTCATGTCCGAGGCAGTGGTCGTGTGCCACTTTGTCCATGAGTGCTTTGGAAACATCTTGGAGGCTGCAGGAGTTCAATTGAGGCCTTGAGACCGAGTGAGAACCCCCAGAGGACGACAGGCTTCGCCAGTCGGGACTTAGAGACTTGATACGCGAATAAACTAAAACAAATGGAGGACTTCATTCAGAAGGCCTGGAAGTCGAGTGATGCCTCTCGCTTTCCAGGACCTCAACCAGTATCCATAGAGCGGAGGCACTTTCCGCTCCTTAAAAAACAGCCCTATGTGGTCTGCGAAAAGACCGACGGCACTAGAAACTTCCTCATCAGTTTCGAGGATGGCGTCTTTCTGGTCAACCGGGCCTTTCAGTCGGTTCCGGTCAAGGTGCGCATCCCCAAGGACACTCTGCTTGACGGGGAGCTCGTGACGGCCAAGAACGGCAAAGTACTCTTCATGGTCTATGATGCAGTTCTGGTCAAGGGTGAGAATCTTTGTGCAAAGCCCTTGACTGCCAGACTTGATGCGGCCCGGGCAGTTGTCAAGGGCATTATCAAGACTGCCGCAGCCCCCTTGGAGGTCCGGGTCAAGTCGATGGTCGCTCTCGGGTCACCAATTCCAGATCTAAATTCGTTCGACTATGAGACAGACGGTCTGGTTTTCACCCCAGTCAACGAGCCCATCCGCATGGGGACCCACGAGACCATGTTCAAGTGGAAACCCAGAGAACGGATCACGGTCGATTTTATGATCCAAAAAGGGAAGGAGCTCTTGATACAGGACCAGAACCAGCTCCACTACGCGGCCGAGATGCACTTGAACAACTGTAGACCAGATTTGCCAGACGGTCTTGTGGTTGAGTGTGGGTACGGTCACATAGGGTGGTTTGTCGAAAAGGTCCGGACCGACAAAACGTACCCGAACAACAAGAGGACATTTACACGGACCTGTGTAAACTTGCAAGAAGCTATTCAGCTCGAGGAGTTTTTGGGCCTATAGAAAGCCATATAGTATGTGTTATTAAACTTGTTGATATCAGGCATTCTCTGAACACTTTCGTCATCCTTTAGGTACCACTTGTCCCATCGTCGCACAAGCAGCGCATAGTGCCCCCCTTGCTGAACACCACTGTGAAGCACGCAAGCAAACAACCGGCGACCTTCGAACTCCTCTGGAATTTCCACGGGGAATTTGCCACTATACATCGAAAATGCCACACTAATAATCTTGGGCCAGCGCTCGACCCGGTTCCGGATAGCCGCCACGTAGTGCGTCTTTCCAGTTTCGTCCGTGTAGTCCCTGATTGCGGCCGGCTCTGACCGCTTGTCGAGCGCCTCGTTCAGTTTGCACGGCTCCGTCACGTCCAGAAACCGCGTCACGAATTGAGACTTTGAATCAGACCGCCCACCCGGGTAAATGGTCTCATTGACTTCTTCACCGTTGAAGAGGCTCATGATATACTCCTTTCCCAGAGACTGCTCAAAAACATCGATGAGAAGCAGAATGACCTCTTGGGCGTCGTGTTGTTGCTGGTTCGCAAAAGCGGAGAAGCGGTTCTGAAAAGCCGTCAGAAGGTCTCTTGGATTGACGGGATCCGTCTGGCCCTTGAGAAAGAGCTGAATGACTACTTTTTGATATTCCTTTGTTATTTCGCACGGGTTCTCTGCAAGATCAGTCTCAAAAAGGTGTTTTGTGAGGGGCGGCACGTGGGCCATGCACTGAACTGCAGTATTAAAATAGCACGTGTTCCCCAGGTTGCACAGTCCTCTCATCTCGCCTTAAAAGTTACGAGCGCTAACTCTCTAAATAGAATGGACGAGAGCCGTACTTTGTTTCAGAAGTGGGAGTCGATCATCAATGCGAACAAGGACAAGCCGAACACGGAGATTGAGATCCGGTTCGGTCGCAAGGCCCAGAAGGGGTTCGATACCAACGTGGGCGTCGAGACTTTCCAGAAGGTCCTGAAGTCCCTGGGACGGTACGACGGCTGGGAGTCGACCAAGCACACGAAATCGACCGTGTACTATTTTGAGGGTGGAAAGCGTCTGACGGTCGACGATGCAACGGATGAGCAGGTTGGTCACGTGAAGAAGAGGGTCAAGGTGGATGATTTCGAGATGACACAGTCGCCGTTCGATGTGCGCCTCGGTATTAGCACGGAGGAGCCGTTCGAGTATGATGGGGAAGAGACGAGCACCGAGCAAAAGACCAAGGAGCGTTGGTCATTTGTTCGGAAGAATTTGTCTATTGATATGAGTGTCATCAAGGGCGACCCGGATGACAAGGACTGTGACGAGGATACGACGTACCAGATTGAGCTTGAGATTATCAACCCGGCGCTGGTCTCTGACCGGGATACCCTCTACAAGCTGATCTACAAGGTGTTCGATGTGCTCAAGTGTGTTTAGCGACCTTATTAGCCCAGACCTTTTTGAACTTGTTATTGACTCCAGCATTTACTAGAGCATTCCACGAATGTGCCCGTCTCGCGTCAAGTCCCGCGTTCGCAATAGCATTCGTTAGATTCTCCAGGTTTCTAGGTACATTGTAGGCCTTCGTGCTATTAAAGAGCGGCTTGGGTGGGCTCGCAGACTTGGCCTTGGCCTTGGGCGACCTCTTGGGTATGACTGGGCTCGTGCGTTTCTTGGCCACCTTGGCAGGGACCTTGACCATCTGGCCCGTGTTCATGTTCTCGTATTCGTAAGCGCCGCGAGCAGGGCTCTGAGGCACCTGGGTGTTGAGCCAGGCCTTGACCGCAGCCTTTATGTTCGCCACCTTGGGCTTGGGCTTCTGGAAGGTTAGGTTGGTCAGCAATTTCTTGTAAGAGTTGACCTTGTTGGCCGGGAGCCAATTTGGAATCTGAATTCGTGAGACGTAGCGACCCTTGGCCGCGTTATTCACTCTCGAGGCGTTCGTCTCCTTGACAAACTTCTTGTAGGCTGCATTGACCTTGGCCTTGAGGGGCTGGCCGCGGGCACCCTTGGGCAGGCCCTTGTACACGTTTATAAACCTGTTCTCATTTCCGTTCCTGTAGTTTTCGAGGTTCAATGCAAGGTTGATGGCGTATTTCTGTCTCAAATTGGCAGTCGGGGACCTGACGGGACTTGGGGACTTGGGTTTGGGTGCAGGCTTGGGAGGGGACTTGGGTTTTGGCTTGGGTCTCTTTTGCTGAGCATAGCCCAAAAGCAGGGTGTACTTGTCATTCTTGGAGAGGTTTCCCAATTCTGAATGAAAATTAGCCGGCAGGACTGCCCGGGCAATCTTGTTCTGCTCATTGGTCGGCAGGGTTGCCCAGGTGCGCGTGGTCCGCAGACCCTGTGCAGTCGTCCGTTCGATACGGCCGTTCCCTATAAACTTGTAGTAGTGACCATTGACCAAAGAGTCAAAGTTCCTATTCATCTTGTGGGCACCAGCCTTGTTCTGTATTTTTTGAATCAAAATAGACGGCTTGGTCTTTGTGTTGACGTTAGCAATATCCATGTTCCGGGCCACGGCCAGCAGTTCAGCCTTGGTGAGTCGAGAGGCTTGCTTATTATTGATTCGAATTATGCCATTGAGACCCATGACGACTCTGTGCTCCTGGACGTTCTGGGCCGTGGTGACGTTATTTCCAATCTTAAATATAGCCCGGACAGCTGCAGGGATGTTCCGTCCAGCCTTGGCGTACGTGCTTATGACCGTCTTGCGCCCACCTGCGATGCCCGCGGGGACCTTGAACCAGTAGGGCTGCTGGCCAGGCCCTGGTCGAACGTAGAAGCCTGTCCTTGTGGCGTTCCAGCTTGGCGCGCGCCTGTTCGCAAGGCCCTTGGAGGCTGGGGTCTCTGCTCGGTTCTGCAGGGGGTGTCCGGCCCGCTGGAAGGCGTTCCGGGTCGCGGCAGGGATGGGCACCCCTGCATTCGCATAAGCCTTCACCACCTTGGGCCCTACTCCTGCGAGGTTCATAGCCCCGCGGTCGACCCACTCACCCGAACCAACGTTCTTCTCCATCTTTCGCCACTTGTACAGACGGGGCTTCCCGTTGGTCCCGGGGCGGACGTAAAAGCCCTGGGGAGGGCGGGCGTTCCAGGAGGCTGCGAGCCTGTACCGGTTCGCGAGCTTGGCCATCTTGTTGCCCTGTCCGGGCTTGCCTATCAAGGAACGCGTCCCGAGGTTCATCATTAAAAGGGCGAGGAGGCCGTATTTTTCATCGAAAAACTCCTTGAAAAGCTGACGGGGCAGGTCGATGTCCTTCGGGTCCTTCACGCCCGTGAAGAGAACCGTGCCATTCTTGAAAAACTGGTAGGTCCACTTGGGCTTTTTAAGCTTGAGGACGACCGTGGGAACCCCAAAGTTCAGTTCCTTGTAAAAGGGCTTGACCTCATCGACGAGCGAGCTGGGAAGCTTCTTGAGCTCATCTGCGAGCCCATCGAGGTCAAAAGGCTTATTGACGTAGAATATTCCGTCAATCTTCTTGTACTTGGGAGGGGCCCGGAGAAGGAGCTTGGGCGCCCATCCATTCTTGACAATGGCAAGGAGAGCAGCCTCAAAGTTTCCGACGCCCATGACCTCGAACCGGTCGTCGTAGAAGACGATCGTCTGCTGGGCCCTCTTGGCGATGACCTTCTTTATCGTGCCCTTGAGGTCGTCAAAGCCTAGCCAGCCCTTGCCAGGGAGCCAGCGAACGGACGGCTTCTTGAACTCCTTCTCGTAGCCAGAGACCTCGGTGAAACCCACAGGGTCCTTGGTGAACATGGCCCGGAAGTTTGTAGGAAGATTGAAGGTGACAATCTTAGAGGTCAGGGCCGAGGTGGAGGTTTTCCAGCCAATTTGACTATTTGTAAAAACGCGCTTGGATCGCCACAACTTTTGAAACTTGGCGATGCGAGCGAGCTGTTGCTCGTCCATTGGTATTTTACTATATTTTATTCGGCGGGCGGTCCATTGGCCCCGGCGCCGCGGCCCCACAGACCCTTCGGGTCTGGTCTATTCGGTGGCCTTGAAGTCGAGACCGAAGATGAAGGGCTGAGCCGAGAATGCCTGGCCCTTGTATACGAGCGAGTCCATACGAACCTCGAGCTCTCTGGAACTGAAGGGACCTGCGTAAAAGTCTGGGTTGAACTTGAAGGTTCCCAAGTTGTTCTCGCGGCAGTGCTGGTTGAACTGGGCCACGAAAACCCTCTGAGGCACGAAGAGATCTGGTCGGAAGTTGAACTTCTCTGAGCACAGGAAGTGCTGGAGCGAGTTGGTCACCGTCGCAACCTGGCTCCTGATGGTCTTGAAGTAGGCCGGGAGCACGTTCCAGATGTCCTTGTCAGCATACTGCCTTGCGTAGTCGAGATAGGCCCGCAGGCACTTGCACAGAATAGCCGGCATCTCCTCCTCGAGTTTGTACTCGAGGTGCGGGTCCGCAACGTCCGGAGCAATCTGGCGGCCAAAGTTCAGCGTGGCCAAACGGCGCAGAATAGACCCAGAGTTGTCCTTCCAGTTCGGAACCTCATTCCCACCCAGGATGCCCGGCGTCTTCCACTGCATGCTCAAGGCCTGCTCGTTCTTGCGTGCGACGCTCACATCTTCCCCGGAGACCATCGACTGGAACTCCGCCTGCTCGAGCTGCAGATCGCCCTTGATTTCAGGGCTAATGAACATGAAACCATTGTAGATGCTCGAGAGACCGAACTTCTTCTCGATGTTGTTCGACAGTGTCGCGACGTCCTCGCACTCGTAAAACTTGCGGGCCACCTTGGTGATGAGCGTCGACTTGCCCGACTGTGCGATACCCTTGAGGAAGGGGATCACTTGCCAGCCATCCATCTCGTTCACATCGAAGCACAAGCGGCCCATGAAGACGTAGACCCAGCGACTGACATCCTCCTCAAACTTCTGATAATCGAGCACCTTCTGCATATGGGGCGTTGGGATGTGGTACCAGTCCTCCACATCAGCGTAGGGCTCGAATGGCTGGTCGAAGTACTTGCACGAAACGAGAAGAGGATCCAGCTCAGCAAACTCTGCAGAAGTGTACTCGCAGAATTTGAAACCAGAATCAGGGCGGGCATCCAGAAGTCCGTTCTGGAAAGACCAGACGTGTCGGTCCTTTTTGATCTCCATAAACTGAATATCTTTGCAGTTTGACAGGTGCCGGATGACATCGTGGGCCATATTCCCGCGGTTCGTGAGATTCATCCACATCTCTGCATTGTCCTCCTTCTGGGTCTCGTCGTAGACGAAATCCTTAATCTCCTTGACGGGCTTCCATGCCCGTGTATTCCGAATCTCCTTGCAGCACTGGTCGCGGTAACGCCTGAAGCCCTGCTTGTAGGCTTGGCGCAAAAGATGAATGAGCAGGTTCTGATAGGGAGTCGCGCTATCTCCAATATCAAAATCTACATCTGCATTTTCTGCCAATGGCTGGTTGAACATCTTGGACTCGCTGTCATTCTCAATAAACTTGTTCACGATCGCCTTGTAGCACTCCCTGAACCGCTTGATGCGGCGCTCGAAGCTCATCTTGTGGCCGTTGATGTCCTGAGTCTCAGCCTTGGAAATTTCGAGTAGCTCTGCCTGAGCGAGCATGTATCCGCAGATATCGATAATTCGGCGCTTGTTCACAATCATACGATCGAGGTCCTCTTTGTCGATATCAACAGGAAGGCCGTTTGGGTCCCGCTTGGGTGTTGCCGGGAGCCACTTGGCTGCAAGTTGCGTAAAAATTTCCTGACGCTTGTCATCTGTTTTCAGATCCAGATGCAGATTGTGCTCACAGTCGTTCAGCTTCGTCTCGAGATCCTCCTGAGTCCATGAGTTGATCTCTCGTTGGTACGCGCTGCTGTCTGGCTGTGCCTTCTTGTTTACCTTGGGTGGCATTTATAAGACTGCTGGCGACTTTTTTAAGCCGAGTCTGCTGGGGGAGCAGGAGCAGACTTTGTGAGAGCACTCAGGATCTTGACCAGAATCTTGTTCTGCATCTCGATACCCAGGGCGATCTTATCGGTCGACTCTTTCAGGCCGGCGAGTGACATTGCGACGGTCTCACCATCCTCGGTCGCGAGAAGAGACCCGAGCGCCTCGAACATATCCATGCCCTCCTCGCCCTCCTCAAACTCCTCATCCTCCTCGTCCATCTCCATCTCTTCGTCCTCTGGGGGTGGGGGAAGTCGGGTGCGGGAAGCCATTTGTAATTTTGATTCAGAAAATAAGAAGGTGTTTTTTGCGCAGAACTATTTTCGTGACCTATAGTAAAATGCCTGGTGGCGCTCTGATGCAACTCGTAGCCTTCGGTGCTCAGGATGTCTATTTGTCGGGTCAGCCCAAGGTGACCTTCTTTCAGAGCACATACAAGCGTCACACAAACTTCGCCATGGAGACTGTTCAGCAAACCGTGAACGGAGCTGGTGGCAACGGTGGTCTCTTCTCTGTGATCCTGTCCAGGAGCGGTGACCTGGTCGGCGACATGTTCGCTGCCCTGACACCCGTGATCACCTCGGCCAACCAGCTGACCTCGAACAACGTCACTTACGATATGTGCTGGGTGGCGGAGCGTGCGTTCGACAACATACAGCTCTTCATTGGTGGCCAGCTCATCGACAAGCACTACCAGCTGTGGTTTCGCCTGTACTCGGAGGTGTTTATGGACGACACGAAGAAGATGCAGTACGGCCGCATGACCTCGGCGCCTGTTGCCCTGAACTCGACGTCCGTTTCCAGCCCGAGCAAGGTGTACTTGCCCCTGATTTTCTTCTTCAACCGCAACCCGGGACTGTATCTGCCCCTGATTGCCCTGCAGTACCACGAGGTCCGTCTGGACTTTCAGCTGACTTCCTACTTTTCAAGCTATTTCGGAACGAACCCTATCGAGGTTTGGGCCAATTACATGTACCTCGAGGAGGCTGAGCGGAGTCGCTTCTCCAAGAACAACCATGAGTATCTCATCGAGCAGGTCCAGCACGTCGCAGGCGACCCGGTTACTGGGACGAACGAAAACTCTCCGGCTGTTATCCGCCTCCAGTACAACCATCCGGTCAAGGAGCTCATCTGGTGCTACCAGAACCAGAACCCTACTGTCAACCTGAACGCCATGTGGAACTTTACATCGAGTGTCTCCAACGTGAATATGACGGTAGACCCTTCCAAGCTGGCCGGGTCTCTCGCCCCCTTCGCTCCGAACCACGTGGGCGCACCTGTGCTCTTCGTCCAGGGGCCGTTTGCTTCGAACCTATATGTCACTGC